CTTAACTATCTTGTTAAGCTCGTCATCCAGAAGTTCACAGAACTCTTCGTGTATTCTATCTGCCATGATTATACCTCCCTTCTCATGCCGTTCTACTAATGCTTAAACTACCGTCAATTACATTTATCAACGGTGTGGGTACTGTTGCCGGATCATCAACTGTTCCATTTACATATTCCACTGAAACAGTAAAGCAACATCCACGCGGTACATCTACTGTGGCTCTGCTTGTTACATTGCCATAATCATCAACGGCAGCTGGAGTAAATATGGATCTACTCCCTTCACGTGCTTCTCCAGAAACTACAATAGCTGTCGCAATAGGTGTTACTGCCCCGCCTTCGGGTATTGCAATGTTACCAGTGAACTCTACATTGTATCTTGCAAAGCATGAGGTAGGATTGTTGACTATACCACGCAGAACAAAAATTCCAGTGCCGTTCTGATGAAATACATATCCTTTATTGCACCGAATAGAATCGATAAATGGGATCGCAGAATTAAGTGCTACACTCTCTACTAAATCCCTCGTTAAATATTCTGCCATAATCATACCTCCTTAAAAGCTACCACACCCGCAGCCGCAACTATTGTTATTGTTGCAGGTGAATATAGGCTGCTCACCATAAACCGGAACAGTTCCGACAGGGCATTGATTAAGCCTATCGTAAACGCCATTGATGATTGTGGAGTTCTGTGCAACCTGCGATGCCTGACCTCTTGCATAAAGGACTTCCTGACGAAGTTGTGAAATCTCGTCGTTCTTTGCATCGATCTTATCCTGGCAAAGCTGATCCTTAATAGACTGAATGCCACCATTGATAGCGTTAAGAATACCCTGAGTATTCTGAGTATCAGTAGCTCTTGTAGCACACTCCTCTGTAGCTATGGTATACTTCAGATCCTGTGTAGCAAGTCTATTCTCGCAGCAGCAGTTTGCAAGCTGGGACTGAACATTATTAAAGCCCTGATTCATAGCTGTCTGATTGGCAAATGCCTGTTGCATGTTGGCTATCTGTCTTGCGTTTGCTCCCTGCTCTACCCCTGCAAAGCCGTTTGCGAGTGACATCTGCACATCAGAGCAGCAATTACATAACTGAGTAGACAGTGCAGACACTCCATCACGTACAGAAGTGATATTGTCATTGAGCATAGCATCTCTGAATCCGCTATTGGTGTTAGCATTGATATTCTGTTGACCGTTCATCAGCCACGGGAACTCGTACATGCTCGCACCTCCTCCAAAGCCGCCGAAGCCGCCGAAGCCATTGCCCATGAGAGCAAACAGGAACAGGATAACCCACCAGCCATCACCGCCCCAGCCGCCGAAGCCACTACCATAGCCGCCTCCGCCGTATGCAGGTGCTACTGGCATATACATTCCAGTTCCATTTCCATCTGTTAATGCCATTTCTTTTTCCTCCTTGTAAATTTTTATTTATACTCAAAACCTATGCGCATCTTGGTTTAAGTATCAAGATAGTTTAATCCCAAGCTCGTTTGCTTTTCGTGTAAGCATATTGAGTTGTTCTTGTGTCATTTTTCCATTGTTTAATAGATACTGAACCGCTCCGTGTGGATCGTTTGCGTACTCTTGTGGAATGGTTATTTGTTTTTGCATAAGCCATTGAATTGGATTTTGTATAAATTGATTAAACATTCCCGAAGCATTATTCTGCGGTGCTAATGACGTTTCCTTTAGTGGATTGCCTCTTTTTAATCTCATTATTTTTCTCCTTTCTAATCTCTGCCATACGTTCTTCAAACTCATCACGAGTTATAAAATTCTCTGTATCCTGTGAATGAACTATCTCGGAACGCTCTGTAAATTCAAATACTCTTAATGGCATGGGCATGCCACTTGCATCTACTGTCTTGATGTAAAATACAGAGTCTTCGCTATCCAGCATTAGTAATGTATTTCCGGGAGCTACTGGATATGATTTTGCTGCGGCTTCTCCTTGCACCCATACAATACCTGTAGATTGATTTTGATGTGTAGGTGTAGGATTATTAACTGGTTGTGGTGTTGTGTACTGCGGAACATATGGTTGATACGCTCCCACATTAGGTTGATAATTAGGTGCTACAACTGGATTAAATAATGCCATGGCTTATTCCTCCTTATGCCAATAATAGACAGGGATTTCACATCCGGAATCCCATGCGTCAAAATAGTTACCATCTTCAATAGCGATTACATGAGTGCCAGTAGCGAGAATATATTTTCCAACCGGGTGTTCCCTACAGAAATCTTTCACTGTATAACAATCGGGACAAGTATCTGGAATTATATGTCTATGAAATCCATTATTTTTTAAGACATTACCCCATACTGCATTAGATGAGGGCATATCATAATCGTTATAGCCTTGTGATACAACTTCGATATAAACATAATCCCAGTCTTTATCGAGTGCCTTGGCAAGAGCACGTATCACACAATCCCCCACAAAGTGTCCTGCAGGATTTGGATTGTATGGGATGAACATCTTTTTTGTCCTCCTCTTTATAGATTTGAAGGGCATAAAAAGAGTCACATTTCTTCTCTTTCATTATGGATTTAAGTTGATTGGAAATGTCTGTCATGATTTACGCTCCTTTATACAAAGAAGTGTAAAATAAAAAGAACCTTACAAAGTGTAAGGTTCCTGTAAGAAAAATGTACGAAAATTAGATTACTCGAATCATCTTATTTCGAACACGTTTAGAAAGTTTTGCAACTTTATCTTTAGATACATTCATCTTCATTGCAATTTCTACATGCGATTTATCACGAGCTTTCATATTAAAATATTCAAGCTCCTCATCTGTGAAATTACATTGTTCACGAAAATAATCTAATTCAGGCTTTGTAAATTCGTATATCTTCATCTTATATCTTTGCATATAAAAGTGTCGCTCTTACATGCACATTTGAAAGTTGTGTATCTGTAAGATTTTTAATGCCAAATAGAAAGTCATTTTGATACACCTCTCCTTCAATGGTAATTTTATCGGCTGCCATAAAGTAGGTTATTATACATTTGGATGAGAGTGTATTATTATCTACAGGAACTAAACCAGTTATTCCTAAAAATTTATATCCCTGTTTTATCGGGAGCCCTGGATTCCAATCTTTTGATGCATTGGCAGCCAATGTACCTATTGACATATCCATATATTCATATACAGTTTTAAGCCCAATATTAAGGTCGGAGCTTGTCTTTGCTCCCTGTAATGTGACTCCGTTGATGCTCGGCTTATTTTCAAGCTCGTTATAGTTCGATGTTCCTCCACCTATAACCATTCCATAAGTGCCACCATTCATATCTTTTATCCAATAGAATATTTCAGGGTCCATCTTTTCAGCATCCGATAAAGCGTCATATTGTGCTTTAGTGAGCGGTACAACATTTAATCCAATATTACCGGCATCGTCAGTGTGCGGATGTGCCTGTGTGCTATCACTGTAAACAATTATTAAATGATTGTTGTCATCTATATATGAGTCTACAACTGATACACCTTGTATTCCCTGGATACCTTGGGCTCCTCTTAAATTACGAAAATCAAATCTAAAAGAATTATTAGGAGCTTCCGATAATTTAACGACACTCACACTCGGAGTACCTACACTATTATTTACAGTAGCACTAATACTGGTAAATGTATTGTATTTGGCAATTTCAGCCGCTTCAACAGCTTCGGTTTTTGCCTCAACAGCTTGGTCTTTCGCTTCTAATGCTTCATCGCGTATTTCTTCTACTTCATGAACATCCACGACTGATTCAACTGTGGGTATTTCTATAACATCTCCAGGACGTGCGAAACAAAGAAATAATCTTTTATTTCCATCTGAATTGGATACCGCAAATTCACCTGGGACCATTTGATTAGGGTCAAAATCGGTATAATTACCTCTCCTCATCTGTATTGCCATCAGATTTTCCCTCCTGTTTTATAAGTGCATCCTGCTTCATTCTTCCCCGTTGCTCTGCCGCAATTACTTGTAATTTCTTATCATTTGCGGTATCAAATATATCTTTCAGTATGTAGCATACCATTGTAATAGGTAATTTTGCCTCATTGATATCTTCAACAAGTTTAGTTCTTAACTCCTCACACTTTAAATCAAATTCGTTGTTCATACTTCCTCCTTAATCGTGATATATCATTACTCCATATTTGAATCTCATCTCGTGAGAATTACCATCATCTCCCATATAATAT